GCTCGGCGCAGAATCCCGGCGCACGCTTTCCCGCTCAAAAAGAACCTGGGCGGCACGTTGCCAGTCTCCAAGACATCCGACAACGAACACACGGCGGCGGCGCTGGGCCACTCCGAACCATTGAGCGTCCAGCACTCTGTAGGCCCACCCATACCCCAGCTCCCCCAGCGCCCCGAGGAAGGTGCCAAAATCCCGTCCTCCGTTTGATGACAAGACGCCGGGGACGTTTTCCCAGACAATCCATCGAGGCCGGTAACGCTGAGCGATTGCAAGAAACGTGAGCATGAGGTTGCCTCGTGGGTCGGCAAGCCCCTGACGGAGGCCCGCGACGCTGAACGACTGACAAGGGGTGCCGGCGCAAATAAGCTCAACTGTTGCATCGGGCCAAGTCTCAAACCTCGTCATGTCGCCCAAGTTTTTTACTTTGGGGTAATGGTGCGCGAGCACGGCCGACGGGAAAGGCTCAATCTCACTGAACCATGCCGGCTCCCAACCCAAGTGGTGCCAGGCGACGGTCGCAGCTTCAATGCCGGCGCAGACGGAAACATAACGCATTGCGAAATGCTCAACAACCCCCGCGCAGGGCAGGGGCTAATGCTCTCTCAGCCAATGCGGCACGGCCGCCTCGGCGCTGATCGCGTTCTGCAGCAACAGGCGCACTCGCTCGACCTCGCTCTCGAGCTCTGCAATCCGAACCAAAAGCTCACCCTGCAGGCGCCGCAAGCGAATGTTCTCTTCGCGTGCGCGGTCGAGCTCAGTCACGCTCAACGCCCCATTTGACCGGCGGCCGACTTGAGTGCAGCACCCAGCGGTCGCCAAGACGACGCAGCGCCAGGCGACGCTTTGCCTGCAGCTTGCGCAGGGCGCGCGGGTCAGGCTCAAAGCGGGCACCGCGGCAGCGCGGGGGGCGCAAGAACACCTCCCAAGCTAGCCAGCCTAGCAGGGCCAGTGCTGAGACCAACGATGCCAACGCCATCAGCTCAAAAAGGGCTGTCCACATAACTTACCTCATTGTGGTTTGCCGACCGTGGGGTAAAAATCGCATCATGCAGTCTGAAAAGCAACCTTCGCGACGTTCCCGCGCGACGCTCGGAAGCGTTGCAACGCGCGGCGCTTGCAGTTTTTAATGTCGCGCTCGGACAAATTGACCGCAAGCGATTCCGCGAGCGCGGCCACGGTGTCCGCTTGCGCGTCAGTCGGCGCGGTCAGGCCCAGCAGCAGGGCCAGCGTGACGGCATCCTTTGCGTTACGGGGGGCTTTCATGGTTGCACCTGCCGCGCTTTTTTTCGCTGCCGATATCGACGGCAACGGTCCGCGTTCGCTGTCTTTTTACTGTGCAACTGCTCTGCAATCACCTGATTAATGTACTGCTCGGTCGCAGCCCGCGTCCAAGCTTCCCCGCGGGGACCTGATTCGATCCAAAAATGTCGTGAACCCATCGTCTTACCCTCTTAGATTTTGAGAAACTTAGTGATGCTGTTTTTTTCTTCCAAGCTTTGAAAAAAGTACACGGCGTCGGGGTCACCAAACGCCGGCACGAACGGCCCAAACTTCCCGTACTTTATACGCACGGCGCCGAGCCCCTTGTCCTCGCTGCCCAGGTGTTTTTCGCGCTGCGCTTCAATGTAACGCCACGCTGCAGCCTTAGACTTAATTCCTAACGCGTTGTTTTTCTTGTCGAGCTCCCGAGCAGTGCAGCGGTCGATCAACGCAGCTACCCGCGCTACCTCTTCGTGGCTTTTAGGATAGAAGCCCAGGCAGTCGCCAGCGAGGTGATGCCACTCGACGCCCGCCCCTGACGCTTCGCCATCCGACAGCAATAGCCGGCGCTGGATTTTCAAGGCCGGGGCGCCGGCCTGCGTCGCGTTGCGAGAATCGCGGGTGATGAGGCTCACAATTGCACCTCATTCTTTTTTACGAGTTCATGCGCTACAGCGACATCTAACTCCTCGGAACCCATCAAGCAAAACTTTTCGTAGGCCATCACAACAGCCATCGAAAGGCGAACATCCTCGGGTAGGTTTATTGAGTTAGGGGTAGCCAACAGCCGCATCGTTTCGGCTGCTACTGCGCTGACAAGTGCGTCAACCTGTTTATCTGTTACGCGGCTCACGATTGCACCTCCTCGTCGTCCGCTTCATCCCACTCGTCGTTCGCTTCATGCCACAACGTGCAAGCCTCGTCGTTGACGACTCCCAAAACGTGATCCCAACGGCGCACGGCCAACTGCCCGACAGTTTCCTCGGGATACTGGTCGCAGATGCGGTCGCTGCCGTCAGCAATGCCCAAAAGGTTTAGCCAAACTTTCTGCACTTCAGCATCGGAACCCTCGACGATGCTTGAGATACAAATGTCTTGAACATGAGAGACCCATGACAGGTCTCTGGCGCGGTCGTCGCCGTTCCAAATGTGCGAACCGTCAAACAGTTGAAACCCCACCGACGGCCCGCAATCGGTGAACTTGTACGCGCCGCGCTGCAAGCCATAAAGCGTTGTTGCGTCGAACTCTGCCATGATTGCGTTCACGCACTCCGACAACGCTTGCCCAATGGCAGCAGACTCTTGCATCTTTTCGTATTCGATCTCGTTCACGATTGCACCTCGTCCGCATTGTTTTTCGACTCGTTCAGTATTGTCGCTGTCCAAGCTGGGTCAATTGCCAGAGCGTGTTCCACGAACTTGCGCGTAAACAAAGCCCGTGCGTAAGACGACGGCCATGCTCGCGATGGAGCGCGATAACGCGCCACCCATTTGTGCACGAACACTGGTGCCCGGTCGTCTGGATACCAACGGTTTCCATTGTCAGATTTTCCAAATTGAGAAAGATGTTTCCAAGTTAAAGTGAGGTCACTCATATTCATTCTCTCCAGAACCGAATGTTGTCGTTTTCGTCTGTCCAAGTGTTGTCCAGCGCTGGATTCGAGTGGTCACCCACCAGCAGCGCGGCAGCTTGGGCCGGCGTGCAGCCAGCCTCCCAGCATTCACGAATGTCGTCGCGGTGCACGCCAGCGTTCACTAACGCTCTTACAGAGAGTGTGTCTACCGCGCCGGTCGCGGCGAAAGGCTGACGCCCGTAGCGCACCGCCAAGAGTGCATCCAATTGTTTGATGAAGTCTCTAAATTTCATTGTTGCTCCTCCACGGTCTTGTTCGTGCGCGGGTTGGTATAGGTCTTGATGGCGTTCATGCGGCCTCCGGTACGCCACCAACCAGCTTCCAATAAGTTTCCTCGGCTTCTTGGATGATGTATTGGCCGGTCACGCCGTTTTCTTCCATCGTGCTACGCAAGTTCTCAAAGTGGGACCACACAGCGTCCGACTTCGACTCATAGGCGTTAATTTGATCTAACGCCGTAGCGGCAGATACTTTTGCAAACTCGACTGCGTTGAACTGGGTCATTTCGTTTCCCTCTGCTTTGCCCAGCAATGCGCTGGGGTAGGCACATCATAGTGCTCTAAGCTAAATGTTGACAATACCTCACCACACAATAAGCGAGGTAAATCAGTACGCGACCATGCAGCGGACAGGGCAGAGCGGGCTGCAACAAAGTTGCGCTCGCGCGCTCGCACTGCGCTCGCACTTGCTGGCGCACTGTAGGCGCAAAGCGCCGCGCAGCGCCCCAGAGGCGCGCGCGCACGCGCTCTAGGGGGTATGGGGGAGTGCGAGCGCACTCGCCCGCGTGCGCTCGCACTCGAGTGCGGGCGCAAGAAGGGTAGGTAATCGCAGTCGCAAAGTTCGCAAACTTTGTGACTAGAGCAGGGCCAGGCCCATGCGCCCATGCGCGCGGATCTGCGCCAATGCGTCCTTCGGCGCAGATGTTCGCAGTTCAGCGCGACCCGTTGCGCCTGCGATTCCGTTGTGCGAATCTCGCAACAGATGCAAACGCTGGCTGATTCAATAACGGGGCTAAACGCCCCGCCGGCCCCCACGGAGGGGGCGCCTATGCGGATTGGGACCGGGTTGCCCGGCCCCGGCCGCCCGAAGGGCGTGCCGACGAAGCTCACCAAAACGATCAGGGAGGCGATAGAGCTCTCCTGTGCGCCGGGGGGCTGTCACCCCCTAGGGTTGGCCGGCTGGCTTATAGAACGCGCGCAGGGCAGCGTAGAGGACCGCAAGATTTTTGCCGGCCTGGTCGGCAGGGTGATCCCGGCGCAGTTGCAGGCGTCGATTGACGGTAACGTAGTAGTGCAACTGCCCTGGCTGACCGCCCGCAACATTCGGGCGCGCGGCACATTTACGTCCCAATTAAACGCGACAGACGCGCAAGTTGTTGATATTACAATGGAAAAGGATGGAGACCTTCGGGTTTCCAACCCGAGGAGCGCGCTCGAGGCGCCCGCGGCGCCAATTCCAGACCCCCCACCCCCTGTCGAACGGCAGGCGGGGGGTGGCGAGCAGTAGGGGTTCCCTTTGCCCCTCTAGCGAATGAAAAAATGAAGGTGTTGAGAAAAAATGGACATAAACACCTACCGTCCGCGCGACATTTTTGCCCCGCTGCATAACCGCACCGCCCGCTGGGCGTGCGTTGTCGCGCACCGCCGTGCTGGCAAGACGGTCGCTATGTGCGCTGACCTCGTGATTTCCGCGCTCGAATGCGAGTACGAGAAGCCGCAAGTGGCGTATCTAAGCCCGTTCCGCGAGCAGAGCAAGCGCGTGGCCTGGCAGTACCTGAAAGACCTGACCAAGCCGCTCTGGGTTAAGCCGCCGAACGAAAGCGAGCTCAAGATCACGCTACGCAACTCACGCGCTGGCGACTTTGCGACAATTTACTGTGGCGGCGCTGACAACCCCGACAGTTTGCGCGGCATTTACCTTGACGCGTGCGTGATGGACGAGGTGGGCCAGATGCGCCCCTCGACCTGGTACTCGGTGATTCGCCCGGCGTTGTCAGATCGGGGGGGCGGGACGTGTATCTGGGCGGGCACGCCCGCGGGCAAGAACTTTTTTTGGCAGTTACGCGAAGAGGCGCGGATGAACCCCGCGACGCACTTGCTGCTCGAGTTGCCGGCAAGCAAGACGGGCGTGCTGCCCGAGGAGGAATTGCGCGACGCGCGGGCGCAGATGACCGAGGAAACCTACGCCATCGAGTACGAGGTGTCGTTCGATGCCAGCGTGCCGGGTGCGTATTTTGCCAAACTGATAGGAGACGCGTATGAACAGGGTAGGGTGGGAGATCATCCGCGCGATTCCGCTGTTGCGGTCGATCTGGTCGCGGACTTGGGCTATACGGACAGTTGTTCGTGGTGGGGTTGGCAGACTGTGCCGGGCGGTTACCGCATTTGTGATTTCTACGAGAATGACGGTCAGCCGATTGGGCACTACATTGAGTGGGTCAAAACCCGGCCCTACAAAATCGGCACGGTCTGGCTCCCGCACGACGCGAGAGCGAAAAGCCTCCAAACGGGCAAGTCGATCATCGAGCAGTTCCTGACCGCCGGCATCATCCCGCGGTTGGTGCCTGAGTTGTCCTTGCAGGATGGCATTGAGGCTGCGCGTTTGACGCTGCCAAAATGCTGGTTCGACGAGAAAGCGGTGTACGACGGGCTTGAGCACTTGCGCGCCTACATGCGCGAGTGGGACGAGCGCACGCAGACCTTCCGCAATCGGCCCAAGCACGACCAGCATTCGCACGCCGCGGACGCCTTCCGATACCTGGCGCTAGCCGCACCCCCGATTTCTTCCCATTTGTCAAGGGGCGATGCTAGTATCGCCACGCGTAGCGTTCAGGACTACGAGTTTTGCTTGAATGACGTGTGGGATTGTGGACCCAAGCAATCGAGGCGAATTGGATGAGCAGCGCAATCAGCACTCGGATCGAATCAACGAGAGACTTTGCCGACACTCCGACCGGCATGGCCGAGCGTTGGTCAACAGAACTTGAGGCAGCACAGAAAGAACTGCAGCCTTTCCAAGAGAAGGCTGACCGAATCACGCGCCGCTACCTCGACAAGCGTGACGACTTCCAAGAGAACGAGTCGCGCGTCAATTTGTTCTGGTCAACAACGCGGGTGCTGTTGTCGCTGCTCTATGCGCGCCCGCCACGCGCGTCTGTGGCGCGTTCGTTTTTGGACGCGGAAGATGACCAGGCGCGCGTGGCGGGGCAAATCCTGCAGCGACTGCTCAATAAATCGTTCGACGACAATGTTTCGACCTGGGATGCGGCGATACGCCAAGGCATTGAGGACTGGCTGATCGTCGGCATGGGGCAGTGCTGGCTGCGCTACGAGGTTGAGACGCAGCTTGAGGAAGTGTCTGCGCAGATTGACCCGTTGACCGGCGAGGAGTTGGTCCCGGCATCAACCTACGAGCGCATTGTCAACGAAGACGCGCCCGTCGATTACATTTACTGGCGGGATTTTTTCTACTCGCCCGCGCGCACGTTTGATGAGGTGCGCTGGGTGGCGCGCCGCGTCTACATGACGCGCGACCAGTTGGTTGCGCGCTTTGGCGAGGAGATTGGCAAGGCTGTGCCGTTGACCAACACCAAGCCAAAAGACAACAACGACAGCCAGCCGAGCAACGACCCGTTTTCCAAGGCGCAAGTATTTGAGATTTGGAACAAGGAAGACAAGCGCGTTTATTGGTTGGCAAAAGGGTTTGATGTCATTCTTGATGTCAAAGACGACCCGCTCGGGTTGGACAACTTTTTCCCGTGCCCGAAACCGCTCGTTGCCAATGCGACCTCGAGCAACTTCATGCCGCGCGCGGATTACATTTTTGCCGAGGATCAGTTTAACGAGTTGGATGAAATCAACACGCGCATTTGTTGGCTGACGCGCGCCGCGAAGGTCGCGGGCGTGTACGACAAGAGCGCGGGCGATTCGGTCGGTCGCATGTTCCAGCAGGCCGCCGAGAACCAGTTGATCCCGGTCGATAACTGGGCCATGTTCTCAGAGAACGGTGGCGTGCGTGGCAAGGTCGATTTCGCGCCGATTGACCAGATTACCAATTGCATCGAACGCTTGCGTCAGTACCGGCAGGACAAAACGGTGCAAATCTACGAAGTGCTTGGCATTTCTGATGTAATGCGAGGATCGTCACGCGCTAGCGAAACCGCAACAGCGCAGCAGATCAAGGCGCAGTTTGGCAGCACTCGCGTGCAGCTTTTGCAGTTTTACATTGCAGAGTGGGTGACGCAGGCGCTGCGCATCAAGGCCGAGATCATCAGCAAGCACTGGCAGCCTGACACCATTGCGCAGCGGTCAAACATTATGCGCACGCCTGACGCGCAGTTTGCGCCCATGGCAATCCAATTGATCAAGGACGAGCAGCTTGCCGAGTACCGCATCTCGGTTGAGGCCGACTCAATGGCGGCGATGGACTGGGCAGCCGAGCGCGACTCGGCCGTGCAGTTTATGCAGGGGCTTGGCGCGTTTGTGTCACAGGTTGTGCCGTTGACGCAAAGCACGCCGGGCGCGGGCCCGTATCTGCTGCGATTGATGCAGTGGGCAGTTTCCAAGTTCCGCGTCTCGGGCGAGATTGAAGGCATCTTGGATCAAGCGGTCGGCGCGATGAATCAGCAGTTGCAGAACCCGCCGCAGCCGCAGCCTGACCCGAAACTGCTGATTGAGGCTGAGAAGATTAAATCAAACGAGCGCATTGCGATGATGGAAACGCAGAGCGACGAGAAGGTCGCGGCGCTCAAGGCAACGATGGAATTGCAGAAGGTTGAGATGCAAGGTCGCATTGACCAGATGAATGCGCGCTTTGACCAGATCATGCAGTTGATGCAACTGCGCAACAACAACTCGCAATATCAGGATTTGTCGGGCGCGGTCGGCCAGTTGGCGCAGCAAAGCGCAGACGGCCAGCGCGCTGCCGGCGAGCAGATGCAGCAGTTGGTGTCGCAGTTGGCGCGTCGCCGCAAGCGCATTCCGATTCGCGACCAGGCGGGCAACATCGTCGAGGTGCGCGAGGTGGACGACGAGCCCATCGTGCCTGGCATCCCGCAGATCGTGAGGTAAGTCATGTCGGTCATTTACTCGACGGCGACCAAGAACGCGCGCATGGATGCAGTCGCTGCGCAGATTGATGGCGGGTCGGGAGCCGGCACGTTGCAGATTGGCACAAGTGGCATGGGTACGGTGCTCGCGGTCTTTACGCTCAATGACCCGTGCGCAGGCGCCGCAGCCGGCGGCGTGCTGACGTTCTCAGGGTTTCCAAAGTCCGACACGTCTGCTGACAACACCGGCACCGCCGAGGCGGCGGTCATCAAAGATAGCAATGGCACAACTATCATCTCAGGTTTGACGGTCGCTACTTCTAGCGCCGACATCGTTCTGGATTCGGTGAGCTTTACGGCAGGGCAAACCGTGACCTTGAACTCAGCCACGATCACGCACGCCTGACATGACAACAATTGTCGGCACCGTCCAAGCGTGTGAACCCGGCCCCGGCGGCGACTGGGACGAGGTGTATTGGGATGCGATGAGTTGGCCGGTTGCGGGCGCGAACGGCGATTCGTTCGTGGCCGATGGCATTGTCTCTGACATCAACGGCGCCATGACGGCAACCGAGGTTGGCGCGGACGCGTTTGCGGCAACAGGCGACGTACAAATTGCAGGCACGATGTCTGCACTCGAGGTCGGCGCTGACACGTTCGCCTCGACGGGCGAGTTGGGCGTGGCCGGCAGCATGGCGGCGCAAGAGGTCGGCAATGACACGTTCGCGGCGACGGGTGGCACGCAAACGGTCGTGCAGCGCGGCGGCTACGGCAAAGACTACAAGAAGCCGAAGCAGCGCGAATTTTTTGACGAGGTAACGCAGCGCAAGGAACTGCGCAAGCTAATCCGCGAGGCGATTGACCCGGTGAGCGACGCGCCCGCGGCGACGGTGTTGGCCGCGCAAGCAGAGACGCAGGGCGTTGCGGTCGTGACCGCCAAACAAACTATCAATGTCCCGGTGCCGCCTGCGTTCAGCGCAGAGCAAGTCGCGCGTATCGTGACAAGCGAATTGCAGAAGAGGCAAGTCGCCGTGCGTGCGCACCGTGCGCAAGTTGCACTGGCCGTGATGGTTCGCGAGGAGCAGGCGCGCATGGCGCGGTTGCGCCGCGAAGACGAAGAACTGTTGTTAATTGCGTAGGGGTTGGGCCAACAGAGAGAAATGGTGAACATATGAGCGACAAAATGGGTTTGTACGTCGACATCTTACGCAAACGCAAACGCATTGCTGCAGGCAGTGGCGAGCGCATGGGTAAGCCTGGCGAAAAAGGCGTGCCGACAAAGCAAGACTTTGCTGACGCGGCAAAAACTGCAAAGAAACCTTACAACGCTTAATTGTTGAGCAATGGCAAACCCGTACATTATTGACGCGCTACGCCGGCGGGCACGCAATCTTGTGTCGTTGGATGCGCCAACGGATGAAAGTCTGGATGAGACGTTGACCGACCTCGCGCTTGGATTTGTGCCCGTTGTTGGCACCGCGCAGGCGGGCAGGGACTTTGAGCGTTCTCGCCGCGACAACGACAAGCTAGGCATGGTGCTTTCGGCGGCGGCAGGCATTCCGGTCGTAGGCGGCGTTGCAAAGGCAATCAATACTGGAAGAAAAACAGAAGCTGTTGTGCAGGCGTTGAAAGCAGCAAAACAAAAAACGACGGCAGTAGAAGTGCCAGAAGTTTTGCACGGTAGCCCGATGCGAGGGTTAGCAAATCTGTCGCCATCCAAATCAATGGAGGTGCGCGGCGCAACATGGTTTAGCGATAACCCAGACGTTGCCGACCAATACACGTTCCCGCGTGAATACGGCGAAATTTTGTATGACGCAAAACCGGGAGAAGTTTACAAGGCCGGATTGTCTTTCAAAAACCCGATGACGGTTGATATGGAAGGCAAAGTGGGCGATGCAATGGAATTGTCAAGACTGGTGAAAAAAGCGAAGGAGGAAGGGTATGACGGCCTTATCATTCGCAATGTTGACGATTCTATTGACAGTTCAAAATTGCTTGGAACGAGTTATGCCGTGTTTGATCCAAGTCAAATTAAATTGAAGAAAAAGTCTGGAAGAAAAACAGAAGCTGTTGTTAACGCTTTGCGTGATACATCAAAAAATAAAAAACTTGTCGATGTTTTTAACAGGCAAGCAAGATACGAAATTGATTCGGCAAATAAACGAATACTAAACGTACAAAGCAACCCAGATACACCATTGTTGGAACATAAACAAATTACAGATTTGTCAGATTTAGATCAGATAAAAGACCCAATTTTTAATTACCCAAAAGCACAAGTGTTAAAAGAAATTGGCGAACAAAACGGATTTAACGTAAAAGTGCAAGGGTCTAATGTAAGCGATAGCGTATACGCAAAATTTTACAAAGAAGATGACAACGGAATGTTTGATTTTAAAGTAAGAATTTCCGATCACGCTGACGTTTCACGCAATACACCAGCGGGAGAAATAAAAGCTTACGACATAAATCCCGATAGTTCTGGGTCAATGGAAGAAATTACTAAATTATTAAATGACCCAAATTGGTTAAATAAGTTTTACACGTCGGACTAATATGGCAAAGGCTTACAACAACTCGTACATATTGGGGCGAGAATGAAACGCCGCTACCGCTTTGACCCCGAACTCGGGGAAATGGTCGAACTGACCAACGATTACGAGCGCGAATTGAGAAGAGGCGCGCGTAATCACTTGGGCAGCCTGTGGGGCGACCGCCACTACGACGGGCTCCAGGCAACCGACGGCGCCGATATCAGCACGCGCAAAAAGCACCGCGAGTACATGCGGCGCACCGGCTACACGACCGCCGACGATTTTACGAACACTTGGACTGCAGCCGAAAAAAAACGCGACCACTACCGGCAGCACGGCGGGTCGGTTCGCAAACAAGACATCCGCGACGTGATCTCACAACTTCAAAACAAAAGGTAAAGGCAATGAGTGACACCACCATTCGGGAAGCTCTTGAAGCGGCCGTACCGCAAGAGGACGACAACGACTCTGCTGTGACAGAAGCGGTCAGTCAGCCGGCAATTGTGCCAGAGGCCGACGCGCCTGTGGAGGCAGCCAAAAGCGCCGACGCGCCGTTGGCAA